TCTGACTCTAGAATCTTTCCGCCAATTGAAAAACCTGCGAGTGTTCCATCAAGGACTTTCTCCCAGGTATCTTGTGCGCCTTTTGAAATGTAAGATGTTACATAAACTCCATTGTAAAATTCTTTTGATACGGGATCATAATAAGTTTCTGGCTTAAATGATACAACCTTGCCAACTGCAATTGGCTGATGCATTTCACGTAGATTCCCACGGAATCTTTCAAATGCTTTCATGCTAGCTTCTGCTGTAACTACATCGCCAGTTTGATCAACGTTATCTAGTGTTGCAAATCCTGATACAGTTCTCTTCTCACGATTTACTTTTGTAAATGGAACTGCAAGATGGAGGTTATTTCCATTTGAAGACCAGTTAGACTTTTCAATGTTCATATGCTTAATTTTATCTATTTGTAGATAAAAAGGCAAATAGTGGTTGAGTAGATTTATTCAACCGTTCTTCCGTCTCCTTGAGCATTTCTGCCTTCTCCTGAAATATCTGGAGAATTAGCTTGCCTTTCTTGCTCACGTCGACGAGTATTATTTGCTTGGGTTCTAATTTCAGCCTGTTGCTGTGGCTTTAATTCCACCATTTCATCTCCGCCGTCTAGCGGAATCATGCCTTTTCTAATTCTAACTTCATTAGGAGTAATTACCTTCATTCTTAAATATCTCTCATCAATCTTAGATTGAGTATCCTCATCTGTGAGAGTTAATTCATTGAATTTAAGAGAAAGCGCATCTGTCTTTTCTTCAATAATTCTATTTAATTTCTTCTCTAATGTCATTTGTGCTGGACGGCAAACCTGCTCTTTAAATGTTTTGTCCGCATCTCTCGCAACCGCTAAATTAACTCCTTCTGGAGTTCCAATTTTATTAATTGGTACACGGTGAGCCAATAGAATTTCATCTCTATTTGCTTTACGATATACATTAAATGATGACTCCTGTGCCCCCGCCTCAATTGGGTCCATCTTAAATTCAACCTTTGAGTCTGGTGAATCGGCTGGGAGTGGAATATAAAGGGATCTGTGGTTCTTTCCTCTTAGTCCTACCTGGAAAAATTCAAGTAGCTTGCGCTCTGATTCTGCAGAAAGCTTTGCACCTTTTACGGTGATAATATATCTTGGAACAGCCTTATTCTCAAAGTAGTCTAGGTTATATTTACCAGCAAACTCATTTCCAGCCAAAGCGTTCTGTGCCGCAATAATATCTGGAACTCCGTAGTAGTTATTCATTGGAGTATACTTCTTTAAATGAATGATTTCATTTGGACGATCTTCTTGTCCAGCAATTGGATTCTCTGTTTCCATGTCTCCAAAATTACGGAAGAATACAGCCTTGCCATAAAGCAATTGAATGAATCCGTCACGTAATCTACGGACACGCATTGTTTTTGCTGGGATATGACCGATGTATCCAATGTTACCAGCGACAGTACGGCTAATTTCAATATAGCCATTTCCTGTTGCTTCTAAGTCTGTGTATACCTTAATAAGAGTTTGGGTAAATGTGTCTTCATCATTTGTTGAGTCAAGCCACAACTGTAAATCTTGCTTTAGCTTATTAAGCTTTCTACGTGCACGCTCCAATTGCTTTGGATCTTCAATTGAATCGAATGCATCGTTTGTCTTTTTTGTTTCTGTAAAATCATAACCAAGTCCTACGATGTTTGCAACCTTTGCATTAATCGCTGCGTAGTTGTAAGTTGAAATTTCATAAATTCGTGATAAGTACTCTAGGTTATAAGGTGGCTCAATAAGGTCAAACATTGCATAGCCAGTTATGGCTTGCGCTAATAGATTTTGCTGAGTTCCAGTATCTTCTCTACCAGTAAACGATTTAGATAATTCTCTTCCCATCTTACGACGAAATGCTGGGCTTAGACCAGAAACCTTTTTAAGTGAATCTTCCTGAATCATAAATGGATCTGCTGGATCCATCTCTGGCTCTTTCTTTAATCTAAAAAGATCAGATGCAGAAGAGATCTCAATTCTACTTGTTGATTCTGAATCGTTGTCTTGTACAAACTCCATAATGTGCTCCTTATTTAGGAAGAATTAACTTCTTCATTTCGTCTTTATGGTTTCCAACATCTAAAGGATCTGGAATTAGTCCCCACTCAAGTCTTTTTTGCTGATACTCAAATTCTTCGTCATCAATTTTTCTACGCCCAGAAAGAAACTTTGGCTGTCCTTCGTATATTCCATATGATGAAACTTCATTTACTAGGGCTTCAATCTTAGCTTTATTGCCCTTCATTGATGTAACTGAAAGAAAATTTCCTTCATCATCGCCAATCCACCTACCGTCAGGCATTTCCCATACATATATGCCAAGTCTGGTTTCTTCGTCCAGAACCTGAGTATTAATCTTATTGATGTCCATAGAGTTTTATTTTACCACTCTTTGCTGTTTAAGTCCAGCTTTTTGTCACACTATATGACAAAATTATATACTTTGAATCACAACCCAGTCATTATTATAGACTTCTACGCCATCTTCTGTCAATGTAAGTGACGAATCTTCGGCTATTTCAATTGACCTTGATGTATATAGGTTGTAATGCTCCGTTGCCTTTGTAGAGTCAAATGCGCTTTCATATAAAGCAACATTCTGATAAAGCGATGGGGTAGCCCCATATAAAGAATAATTGAATTTAATATCTCCAGAAATTGTGCTTGTATAAACAATTACAACATGGTGTAACTGACCTAGGGTAAATACATTTGTAACATCTGTCTGAGATGTCTTATTAACTCCGTTTACATATATTGCTGAAATGTTTGTTTTGGCTACCGTCCCAGTGTTACGCCAAGAGTAGTTGGAGGCCGTAAAACCGTTTGTAGAGGTCGATGAGACCAGTCCTGAGTCTGTGAATGCCGTAGGGGTATAAAAGAACTCTACGGTCCTTACAGAGGCTCCTGTGGCTATTGTGAAGCCAGCGTCAGTAGAGCAACGAAGTCCATTTCTATAGTCTCTAGACAATATATCATAATTGGCGGGGCCAAGATGAAATTCATCTTCTGCATAAACAACTTTCTCGCCAAAGTTTTCAGAAGATACTGTCTTAGATTTATAAAATGAGAAATTAATGTATTTTAGTTTTGGTACATGCTTGCTTATATCTGAGCTAGATAAAGTAAATTTAATATATAGAGTTCCATCTGTGCTAAAGCTTGATTGTGAATAATCTGGAATTGCCTGCCCATTTGTGCATTCTGTATATGTAACTCCATCAAGGCTGGTTTCTACAGAGATTCCATTATCTCCGTTCCATTCCACCTTTGATGTTGTTAATCCAATTTGTCCTGGAATCATAATATAATCTGTAAATTCTACAGACTTTGATCCACCTGCTGAATCTTTAATTAAAGATATAGACTCATCATCCTTGTTGTAGAAAATATCAGGAGTTACAAAATTAGTCCATGACTTACTAAATGGATATGAATATGAGAATTGTGATTTGAGATTTTCATCGCTTAGTGGGAAAAATATACCATCATCTGGATATGCAATTTGAATTCCTTTTGGTGATCTTGAGTCAATAAAATGTGATAAAACCTTTTTGCTATCTAGGGCATATCTATATACTGCAGGAGCATCTATTACAAAAGAGTCTGATGAGCTTGTTGTTGGTCCCGCTGCCAATGTGAGCCCAGTATGTGTGATGCCTAAATCGGCGGGAACGACTGAAGTTGATGAAACCAAATATCCATCATGATATAAATTCAATGTAGAGCCAGTGTATGTTCCAACAACATGATGAGATTTGGAAACATATGGAAGCGTATATCTTGCTTCCTTATTTCCAAATTGGATTAGGATGTCTCCGTTTTCATAAAATAAACCTACATTGTTTGTAGAGTCTCCAAATATCTTTGTCTCTGCATTTGTTGTTATTTTAGGATAAAACCAAAGCTCAAATGAAAAGTCGTTGTCTAATGAATACTCATCTGCTAATCCGCCGCTGGCGTTAGTTCCAGTATAGTCTTTAGTGATTGGAAATGTAATATACTTAGTATTTGTAATTAAAGAACCAATTGATCCGCCAGGAACTAAAGGTAAAAGACCTGTTGTAATGCCACCAGAATATGTTCCATTATTGCCACATCCTGATATATCTGCGGCGGTGGTACCAGAAGTCTCATCCAATGCATAGAATGCTACTGGATAATCCTTTATTACTTTAAGTTGGTATGACATAATATTATTGTACTATTAATCAATACTTAGTGTAAATTGTTCTGCTTCTGGATTTAGATAGCGTTGATAGTCAGAGTTAGATGGATCTGCTGGCACCCAAGAAACTGAACCATTTTCGTCTGTTCGTTTTAACATTTTTTCATTATTTTCATTTGTTATTTCTTCATAAATAAATGTCATAGCTCTGCCTCCGCTACATAATGGCCTCGTATAAGAGTTGCATTATTTGCTGTTCCACTTGCAGTGCCATTAAATCCAACAGAAAAGTTATTGTCTCCAATATTTGCAACTGTTGGGTTTGCATAAACTTCGTTTGTTCCTACCGTATATTCCCAAAAATTAGGGTTTGTGGCTGAGCCGTCACCTCTGTATAAAGTAATTGTTGGAGTGCTTCTTTTTGTTACTTTTAAAAATATAGTTGCAGATGAAATTCCAGTAGTTGAATTAAAATGATTTGCTACATTTACACGGTTAACTGTTGTATTTGTTTGTGGAGCAGTTGCTTGTGCATAAGATTTTTCATAATAACGTTGACACAGTGCCAACTCTTCTCCGATAGAGCTTGCTGCACGACTAAATGGTGTGGCTGTAGAGCCGAGCTCTAACTGTAATCCTGTTATTTCAAAATAATCATTGGCGCCAGCTGTTCCAGTTGGAGGATAGCCAAAATATATTCTTAATTGTTTTGCTGCCGTTGCAACTGTTCCAGTTAGAGTAAATCTTTGCCATGATGTTGTCAATGCAACAGAGCTTCCAGCTACTGCGCCTGTTCCAGTAAATGAAAATAATGCTTGATCTGTTCCAGTTCCGTAGCCAACAACTGCGCTAAGACTTGAAGCTGAATAGTTTGCTCCAGCTCTAGCATAAAAAGAAAAAACAACTTCTTTGCCTACGAGTGGGGTTGAATTTACATTTTCAAATACCTGTGCAAAATAAAGTGTGCTTAGGTCTGAATTTCCAGAATTTCTTTGAAATCTAGCACAATATTGTACATGTGGAAGAGTGGTTAAATCAGAAGTAAGCTGACGAGAAATTGTTGCTGCTGATCCGCCAGACCCACCATAAACCCAACGATCTGCTGTATAGTTTCCTACAGTTCCGCCTGTCCCAGACTGAGAAATACTTGTTCCTCTTTGCCATATATCAAATCCACCATTAATTATTTTATTTTTTCCAGCTACATCATAATTAGTTTGTGTAACAACTCCTGAAACATCGGCGGCAGTTAAGGTATGTGTATGTGCTCCTACTCCAATTGGAATCCATGTATCTGTTTCTGTATCATATACATAAGCTGGTTTGCTAGTTGTTCCTAATGTGGCCACTTAGTTTCCTCCCAATAATAGCTGCGCTTCTTCTTGTGTAATTCCAAGTTTTTCTAGAAGTGCTTGTTTTGCAGCAACTTTTTGCTCTTCGGCTGCTTTTCGTATTTCTTGAGCAGCCTTATCTACTTCTAATTGTTCCAACTCAATATTATTCATTTCACGAATTTCAATTTCATTTGTTTCAATATTATGAATTGTAATTGTTGGTATTGTCATTATTTAACTCCATAAAGTATATATGTGCCTGAAAAGTTTCCTGATGTCATAAACATATTAATTTGAGTAATTGCGCTTGTTGTTCGTGCACCAAAACGCCATAAACCTAAACCAAAACCGCCAGCATTTTCGGTAAAGAAATTAACACAACTACCGATTTTCCATGATGCGCTTGTGTAATCATTAAAAGTAAATGCAAAACTATTATTGCCGCCTGTTGTTGCATAGTTGCCAGGCCCAAATAGCCAACTTGTATCTGATGCGTTTACTTGATATCCGCTATCGCTTGAGCGAGTTGCTTGATAAATGCTACCGCTGTCATTATTAATTCTAAAGTTTGGCACTTGGCCAGCAGAGGTTATATTATTATTTCTTATAACTAAATGAAGGTTTATGTAGTCTTGGCTGATAGATGTAATATTTACACTACTTGAAGATAATGAACCACTTGCTAAAACTGTCATTGAACCGCTTAATGGTGTAGCCCAAGCAGGGACTCCACCAGATACAGACAGAACCTGACCAGTAGAACCAATTCCTAATCTAGCTGGTGTATTTGCACTAGAAGCATATATAATATCTCCTGTAGAAGATGTTAATGATTTTGGGATGTACTGTACATCTGCTGTAGTTCCATCTGTATCAAGCCATATCTGTCCGTCCACCGCCGTTGATGGCATAGATGCTTGTGCAGAATGGACGGGGTTATAAGGAAGAGCAGCAGATACTTCTTGCCATGCACTTCCATCCCATACTCTTATCTTTTTACCCATTATGCCACCGCCGTCTTTAGATATCTAACTATAACTAAGCCTGATCCACCATTCATTGATGTTGCTACGTTATTAATTCCACCAGCACCGCCGCCAGTATTAGCAACTCCGTTTGCTGGAGATTGTGAGTTTCCTCTTCCATTTCCTCCACCGCCTGAGCCACCTGTGCCTCCAGTACCATAACCATCATAACTAGCACCACCGCCACCGCCGCCAATAAAACCACTAACACCAGTGCTTGTTGCACTGTGCCATGATGAATAGGTGTTTGTGCCTGCGCCACCATTTCCACCTGAGTTTCCTGAGTTATTTGAACCTACTGCTCCAGCGCCGCCTCCACCTGATCCAGCTCCAGAACCATCGCCGCCACCACCGTTGTTTCCTTGTCCTGCTGTTCCAGCTCCACCACCTCCACCTGTTCCAGTTGCTCCACCGCCTGAACCACCTGATCCACCAGCACCTGCATAAGTGCTACTAAATCCTCCACCAACTGCAGCGGTTAATGAAGCAAATTGTGAATTAGATCCTTTGTTTCCATTTGTGCTTGCTCCTACTCCAGCTCCTCCTGCACCAATAGTTACCGTATGACCAGCTGCAGACAATGAATTAGAAGATAATAATAAAACACCTCCAGCTCCACCGCCGCCAGTTCCAAGGCCATTATTACCAGTGTGGTAGCCTCCAGAAGAACCGCCTCCAGCTACCAACAAGATGTCTGCGGAAAGGCTTCCTCCAGAAACAGTCAAAGTTCCACTTGATGTAAAAGTTCTATAATAATAAGTTGAATCAGAAGTTAATGTTCCACCCGTAACCGTTGGAACTCCAGCAACTCCTGCTACCGTCCAACCAACTGCATTATACTGATATAAATTTTTTAAAGTTGTATCATAATATAAATCTCCAACAGTTGGAGATGCTGGTCTATTTTCAGTCGTTCCACGACCACTATGACCATTTGCGGCTGTAGCGTGTGTAGAAATTGCAGAAGAAACCTCAGTATCAGTAGCCATGCTTGATGATGCCGTTAACATACTTGCTAGATCTCTAATTCTACTCATTTTTCACCCATTCTTTTTATATTATTTAATTATAAACCTAATAAAATTCTAAGGTCTTCTACAGATAGACCAGTGCTCTGAAGTTTTAACTGACGAATTTCATCTGCAGTTGGTTTTGGCAAACCTTCTTGGCCCTTGCCGTTTGGCGGGAATGGTGCTGAATCATCAACTTGAGAAGCTACTGCAAGTTCCGCCCAAGATGTTGCTTCTTCAACTGAATCAAAAGAGTCTCCGTTTGGATAAGATGGCTGCAACCAAAATGGTTCTGGGTTAATGTCGTCATAAATTTTAACCGTATTATTTTCATCTATTTCGTATCTCATTATTATGCTCCCTTTGCGTAATTTCTTGCTTGATTTGCTTGAATTGTCCAAGCATAAATATTTGGTGATGTTTTTGATGTCCAGGTAATTCCATCTGGAGATGTTGTAAATACAGATGTTGTGCCAGCATTATATTGAACCTTTGCAAATCCCACATTGTTGCCATATGTAATTAGACCTTCTGTATTTCCAATATTTATATGTGTTCTTTGTGTCCAGCTTGTACCATTAGTTGATGATGCTCCAACAGTTCCTCCGCCTGATGCAACATAAGTGCCAGCTTCAAAACCATAACATTGCGTTCCGAACCAATATCCAGTTGTTGGCATAGTTCCTAATGTAAAGGATGTTCCATTAGTTGTATACCATAAATTATTTGTTGAACCATAGTTACCAGTAAATACTAAAGTTGTTCCATTATATGCTCCGACGCCAGCTGCTCCAAAATAAGGAGATGGTGAACCAGAACCATTTGAAGAAAATGAACTACCAAGAGTTGTTCCATAATTTAAATTAGGGTCATTGTGTTGCATTATCATATAGTTGCCATTTACAAATCCACCAGCAAGTTGCACATTTGCATTAGATACAGTTGATCCAGCCCAAGTAACTCCGTCCGTAGAATAAGCATAACGATTGCTATCATACATAGTTCCAATAAGCCATTGTGCTTTTGATGGGGTATAAAAAACAAAAGTTGATTTGAATGATGTGTAAGGTGCTGTTCTTGAAGTCCAAGATGTTCCGTTGGTTGATGTGTAAAAGTTGTTCTGTTGGTATGGAGCATAAACCCATAGGCCATTACCATAACCAAGATACTCACCGCTTGCTTGAATGTTAGCACCAGATGCAACTGGCAAGTTAAACTGTGTCCAAGTAGAACCATTATCATAAGAAATAATTCCACCAGTTTGTCCAGTAGAACCACTTCCTATTGCAATTAAAGTATTAGGAACGCTTTCTGGATTTCCAGCAAGGAAGGACGTATAAACAGTTTTGCTTTTAGATCCACCTGCATTAGAAAGCTTATAAACTGACACTATGAAATCTCCACCCCACCAATATGGAAGTTTACTGTTGTTGCAGATGCTGAGCCTTTAATTGTTTGAGTAGTGGCAAGTGGCTGCTTTACTTGGATAACAGTTGAGTCATTTGCTCCAACAGTTACAGTATTAGCAAAAACTACATCGTTAAAACTAATTGTAAATGTAGCTGATGTTGATGCGGTGTTAGCCACAACAATATCTGTAACTATAGTTGTAGTTGAAGATGGAGTAGTGTAAAGTGTTGTAGAGCTTGTTGATGCTGCTCCTCTAAATAGTATTTTTGCTGTATTTGGCATTAGTAGCCCCCCATTATATTTGTTATTTCTAAATTATTAACACTTGCAATTGTAGCATATGTAGATGCGGCGGTAGATGTAGATAATTTAAGATTTAATGCTGTATCTATTTCTGCTTGTGTATATGTGTCTACTGAATTTAAATTAGTTACTGTTATTACTTCTATAATATCATTTACTGCTGCCGCCGCAGATAATGTAACTGTATTTGAATTAGATGTTGTATAATCTGTTCCACGCAAAAGAAGGAGGCCATTGAAATAAACCTGCTCATATCCTTCTATAAATGTAGCTGATGTAGTATATACTGTTTGTCCCGCCGTTGATGTAAATGCTTGTCTACGGATAATATTAGGATCAAATGAGTCTGCAGATGAATCTGATTCCACCCAAATTTGCCCAACAACTGGGCTAGATGGGGCATTGTCAGAATATGTTGCACCCTTTACATCAAGAGATGTAAGAGTAGTTGGAGCATATGTTGTTCCAGATGTAGAATATAGGATTTGTCCTGAAGTAGGGGAAGTTGATGTTCCTGTTCCGCCATATTGTGTTGCTACATATGCGGTTGAATCCAAATTGCCAGATGCGTCGGAAACGACGGGGCCTGCAGAGGTAATACCCTTTACCTGCAGTTTATTTTTTACTTTAAAGTCTTTATCTGACAATCTGGTTCACATATCCCCTAATTGATTATATTAAATTATAGCATTACTTTTATGTTGTGTATCTAACAATTACAATACCTGAACCGCCGCTACCAACAGTGACATCTGATACTTGAGCTCCACCGCCTCCGCCTGTATTAGGTAAAGCCTTTGAACCAAAGGTGTCGTGTGAGGGAGCTCCATAACCTCCACCACCATTGCCACCTATTGATCCAGTTGAACTAAATGAAGGACCTCCAGCAGAGCCTCCGCCGCCACCTGCATACCAAAAAGTTCCACTAACATTATGACCAGTTCCAGTCGCTGAACCCCAAGCGCTGTATGTAGAAACTCCTGCTCCACCATTTCCTGCCTTAGTAGTTGTTGCGTTAGCACCTGCAGCACCTGCGCCTCCGCCGCCACCGCCAGTCATATTAGGATTAAAGTAACCTAAACCTCCACCGTTGCCTTGTCCTGCTGTTCCTGCTGCTCCTGCTTCAGAGCCACCATAACTTTGACCTGATGGCCCTCCACCACCTGAACCACCTACTCTTGCAGCATAAGGAGTTTGTCCACCACCTTGGTATCCACCACCGCCTCCTCCACCAACCGCAACAGTTAAGCTACCAAATGATGAATTGCTACCATTGTCTCCACTTTGACTACCACGACCGCTTGTGCCACCTGCGCCAACAATAGCTGCATATCCTGTACCAGATGTAAATGATTGACTTGATGCGTATACAAGTCCACCTGCTCCGCCGCCACCTGCTGCCCAAGAACTTCCTCCACCTGATCCACCACCACCAGCAACAACAAGAACCTCTCCTCCTGTAATGGAGGCCGTAGGAGTAAACATACCTGATGAGAAAAATGTATGGTAAGTATAACCACCTGCAGTAGTTACAGTTCCGCCAGTAGCCTTAGAGCCAGTGCCAGTTTCAACATACTTTTTTACACCATAAATACTAAAAGTTGAATTTTGTGCCCAACTGCCAGCAGCTGGTGTTATGGTAATTGATGTAATTGCTGCTGTATTGGACCATAAGCCAGATGTTAAATATGCATAAGCGGTAGTTGCATTATTTTCACTTACAGAGTCTACAGATAAAGATTTATTAGAGGCTCCAGTATAATTTGGTATATAAAACTCTAAATTTCCAAAAGTGTTGGATGTATCAGAAGCAGAAGAAGATACTCCTGCGATATTAGTATTTGTTGTGCTACCTACTGCTGCACCCGAACCATAAAGAAGTCTAGAAGATAGATTTGTGGTTACTCCATTAAAACTTATTAGGGTTTCAATGCTGGTTGAAGAATTTGTACCTCTTGGACTTGCCTTAATAATCAAGTCAGTATGAGTTTGTGGAATAGAGTTAAAAGTAACACTTGCTGCACCACCTGAAGGAACTGTTATAGTTTGAATCTTTTGCATTGAAGTTGGCATTATACTGGGTACCTCACTATTACTAAACCTGAGCCACCGTTGGCTCCATTAAATCCACCTGAGTATACAGTGTTAGTATTAGCACCGCCGCCGCCACCACCTCCACCAGTGTTGGTAACACCAGCGCCAGCCTGCTGTGCGCCTATACCAGCGGGGCTATTAATACCACCGCTACCACCAACGCCTCCACCGCCTGAGCCACCATTGTTGTAATTGCTAGGGGTTCCGTATCCGTCAGAAAATCCACCACCACCGCCACCTGCAATAAATCCATTAACTCCAGTATTGGTTGAATTAAGCCAAGCAGAATAAGTGTTTACTCCTGCACCACCAACACCTGCTTGTGAATTATTAGCAGAAAAACCAGAGTTACCACCAACAGCGCCAGCACCACCACCGCCACCTGCTGCATAAACACCAACGCCACCGTTGTTTCCTTGTCCAGAAGTACCTAAACCAGGAGTTGGAGTGTTGTGTTGTCCGCCACCACCACCACCTGATCCACCACTAAGGCCTTGACTTTCAACGCCATAATAAATACCACCACCACCGCCAACAGCAGCAGTTAATGATTGAAATGTTGAGTTGGAGCCGTTTGCACCTCTGAATGGATAAACTTGTCCTGATGAAACACCACCAGCACCAACTGTAACTGTTCTTGCCGCTGATATGGAGTTACCGCTTGAGTAAACTAAACCGCCAGCACCGCCACCAGTGGCTTGATAGGCAGCACCTGATTGGCTACTGCCACCTGCGCCACCACCTGCAACTATCAATACATCACAAGTAAGTGTTGAGTTTGGAGTAAATGTTCCTGATGAAGTAAATGCGTGGTACCAATATGTTCCATCAGTTGTAATTATATTTCCACCAGTTGCTTTAAGTTGATTAGCACCAATTCCATAAAGACTAAATGTAGTACCTGCAGAAAATGTTACACCGCTTATAGTAAAAGATGTAATTGGCTTTGTGTCATAAAAATATGTGCCGATAGCTGCTCTAACAAGTGCTGATGAATCATTGCCTCTAGCAAGTATGGTCTTTTTAATATAGCTACTAGAGTAATTCATAAAGTGAAATATGCTATTGCTTTGAGTAGAACTAATTAGCCCTATGTTTAATGAGTCCTCACTTGTTCCTCTAGCTGAAGAAGCAGTACTTCCATTAGCTTGTAATAAAGTTCTTGAATAAAAAGTTGAACCGCCACTATCTCCGTTAATTGCACCAATATACAATCCAGCAACACCTGAGCCAGTATGTGTACCAGAAACAACAAGAGTTAAGTCAGTATAGATTTGTGGAATATTAGAAAAAGTAACTTCTGTTTGGCTAGAGTTAATAGTAAAACTTCCAATAGCAGTATATGTAGTTGCATCTGTTGGCATTTAATTACTCCTTAATTCCATATAGCGTAAATGATGAATTTTGTGCAAAATTTCCAGTATTTAATGCTAATACTATTGAAGTAATAGCATTTGTATTTCGCCATAAACCTGAATTTAATGAGATAATACCTGCTCCATTTTGATCGTAGCCATTAAGTATTCTTGCTGTTTTGAACTTACTAGTATTTGCGTAATCTAAAACATCAACTATTCCAACATTCGGAGTACCTGAAACGGTAGAGTTACCATTAGGCCAAACTCTAATAGATGCTGTGCTAGTACCAGCCTCAGCATAAGTTGCAGATCCGTTGCCTTGAACAAGGTGGTAACTGTAATTACTTCCAGTATCAGAGTTAAATGTTATATCAATTCTAGCATTTACAAACAAAGACGTAAATCTAATCTGTAAATGTTTGTAATCTGCAGGAATACTTGAAAATGTAACAGATGAGGCAGCGCTTGCTAGAGTAGTTGTAGATATGGCAAAAAGAGCACTTGGATCATGAGTTACAGGAATATAATTAGAACTTGATGTGCTTGCTGTACCTGTACCAATTGCATTTACTGCTTTTACTCTAAATATATATGTTGTATCAATTGTTAAACCTGTAACTGTAGCTGAGGTTGCTGTTGAAGTTCCGTCCGAAAATACTGTATATGATGATCCGCCATTTGATGAATATTCAACTATATAATCTGTAATTGCAGATCCACCATTTGAACCAGGTGCTGTCCACTCAACTAATGCTTCTCCGTCTATTCCTGTATCTGATGCGGTTACAGAAGTTGGTGCCCCAGGCACATTTGCTGTTGTTACAGTATTTGATGCAGATGATGCTAATGACACTCCAAAGCTATTTGTTGCAGTTACGGTAAATGTATATGCAGTACCTGCAGTTAATCCCGATATTGAAATTGGAGAAGTTGCGCCATTTACAGAAATTGATCCTGGATTAGATGTTGCAGTATATGTGCTAATTGCAGAATCTCCAAAATCAGTAGGTCCTGTAAATGGAACAGATGCTGTTAATGTAGATAATGTAACTGTACCAATTGTTGGAGGAAGTGGAACTGCACCATTTACTGCAACAGATACCCATGCAGATCCTGTCCACACTTCAAATGCTTTCTTTTCTGTATTAAAGAATAAATCTCCAGCAGTTGGGGAACCTGGTCTTTGAGTAGTTACTCCTCTTGTATATGCTGCTGGAACTGTATACCAAGATGTCTCTGTACCATCTGTTGATAATACTTTTCCAGAATTACCTGTTTGTAATGGTAGTAATGCATTTAAAGTATTAGAGGCTGATGTTTGTCCTGTTCCGCCCTGTTCTACAGGAAGAGGGGACGGCAGAGTAAGACCAGTCTTTACCTTAAAATTCTTATCTGCCATTACTACCCCTAATTAAATTATTCTGGTATTACGAGTTCTTGCCAATTCAAATCTGCTTCAACCCAATTATATAACTTTCCATCTGTAGGCATTGGTGTTGGAGCTTCCCATAGACATGTCTCCTCATTTAGGATCCATGAATCAAATGGCTTCTCTGGAATAAATGCATCTCGTACACGATCAAACTTCATTCCAATTCCAGCAAAATTCTTTCTCATGTTTCCATTATAGGATGTTTGTACCCATGTACCACCAAGTCCAAGATCATCTGCAAGAAATTCTTGTCCTCTATGTTCTTGGTCATTTCCTACAACAAGTACTCTTAGTACAATATCGTTTTCATCTACTTCTGCAAAATGTGCCATTTTTTTTCTCCTTATACTACTAGTGTTTCTGCTTCTTCAGCAGTTAACGGTTGTCCAGCAATTAGCTTAGCTTTAGCTGATGCTTTTAGTTCCGCCTTCGCTTCTTCTGCTGCAATACGAGCTGCTTCTGCTTCTGCAAATGCTGCAGAATCTGCTTCACGCTGTGCGATTTCTTCGGCGGTCAACGGAACAATAGACTGTACTCCTGTTGAGCAGTCTACAATAACTTTTGTTAATTCTTCTGACATTTTATGCCTCCTTTATTTCTAATATTTATAATTTTACCATTTATGTAATGATAAGTCTATTAAAGTTATATTGAATATCTAATAATTACTAAACCTGAACCACCATTACCTGATGTTCCTGTATCGCTTGCGCCACCTGAACCTGAACCAGTATTTGCAGTTGCACTTGCAGAAGCGGTTGCTGAGCCAGCGGTTGCGCCTCCTGAACCTGCTGAACCTATTGTAGCGTAACTACCACCACCACCAGCACCACCACCACCAGCAATATAACCACTAACACCTAATCCAGTTACAGTCAATGCAGCAGATAAAGAACCCCAGTTTGTTACTGAGTTTGTTCCAGCACCACCATTACCACCAGTAGATCCTGAACCTGATGTACCAGCACCTCCAGCACCTCCACCACCACCAGCAGGATAATATGGAGCAGAATTTGAACCTCCACCGCCAGCATTTCCTTGACCTGATGTAGCAGCACCGCCACTTACTCTTGTTCCGCCACCTGAGCCACCATCTGCATTAAGGGTTGCTGTTCCTCTACCTCCACCTACGGCAGCAGTTAAACTGCCAAATTGTGAGTTAGAGCCACTATTGCCTTCTTGTCTTTTGGTTGCAAGACCAGCGCCGCCTGCTCCAATAGTTGCTGTGTAAGCAGTGCCGTTAGCTAATGACTGTGATGCAAATGCAATAACACCACCTGCACCTCCGCCTCCTGAAACATCTGCACCACCAGATCCACCACCTGCTACTACAAGTACGTCTGCAGAAAAAGTTTTTGCAGGAGTAAATGTTCCTGATGACAAGAAAGCGTGGTACCAGTATGTTCCATCGGTTTCAATAATATCGCCACCTGTTGCGTATGGGGCTATAGTAGGAGTATCTCCAAGTTTTGCTACTCCGTATAGCGAGAAAGATGAGTATTGTTGAAAAACTCTATTAAAACTTGTTCCTTGATCGAGTGCGCTTAAAGTTATAGATGTAATTGCTGCAGTGTTTGCTAATTGACCTGACATTAATGTAATAAATCCATCGCTAGTGCTATTTGTTTCAACTACATTATCGATAGAAACTGTTTTAAAGTTAGAACTTGTATAATTTGGAATATAAACCTCTGTATTGTCCCATTGACTATTAGTAGATGTAGAACCACTAAGCGCATAAAGCAAATTAGATACACCAGCATAAGAAGCTAGTGTGCTTGTTCCGCTACCTCCTAAAAATTTTTGTTGGTAATTAGTAGTAGAACTATTAAACTGAATTGCTGTATATCCTACATTGGTTTGATTAGATTTTACTGACATCTTTAAAACTAAATCGGTATATCCAGATTGTGGAATATTTGAAAATACTACACTAGACGCACCTGCTGCGCCTACTACAATTTTTTCTAATAAAATATAATTTGCTGTCATAGTTATGCCGCCTTAATTCCATATAAAGAAAATGTTGATCCTGTTGTAAAATTAACAGCAGAAGAATTACTTAATCTTATTGAAGTAATTGCTGCGGTACTTCTCCATAGACCAGCATTTGCACTCATACCTGAATAAGAAGTATTAACTCTTGCTAATACTGTTTTATTAATAGCTGTATTTGTATATTGCATAACATTTATAATAGCATTATTTGGTGCAGTAGAAGAACTTGTTGGATATAAAGATGTATAGTAACCAAAATCAATTCCACTAATTGAGGCTTGGCGTACTCCATACGGAGCGACACCATTTCCTTCTAAAACCACTACTGAGTAATTAGATGCTGTATCTGTATTAAACAATATTCTCAAATTAGGAGTACCACTAGCAGAAAACAAATTACTGCCAACAACTACTAAATCAGTATAAGTTTGAGGAATAGAAGTAAAGTTTACACTAAGTGCTGGCGAACTAAGTGTTGAAGTTGCAATTTCTTCATATGTATTTCCTGCTGGCATTATTATCTCCCCTTTATTCCGTACAATGCAACAGTTGAGCCAGAAGCCCAGTTGCCAGTAGCCATTGTTAAATCAATACGATTGATTGCAGATGTTGACATCCACAAACCAGATTCAAAATCAAGATACCCTACTGAATTAGTATCATAGCCAGATAAGCTTCTTGAAATTTTATTTTTATTAGTATTAGTGTACTCAAAAACGTCTAATATTGATGCTGATACATTGCTACCTGAATATAACAAACCAGAGTATCCTGCAAATGTTATTGCATTTCTGCCTGTTTGTGAACCGCCTCCAGTTGAAGATCCTAAGCTGGTCATTCTGCGGTTAGAATAATTTGTTCCTGTGTCAGAGTTAAAGGTCATCCAGCAAGCATATCCATTATTTCCACCGACAACTCTTAACTGTAAATGAGTATAAGTCTGAGGAATAGAAGTAAAAGAAAGAACAGAAGATGAGCCATTAGCTGTTACGGTAGCAATAGAGTCATAGGCGCCAATTGGTGCCCATGCTTGAGGTGTAACGGAATTGCTTGCAGAACTTGCTGCTGATGTACCATTTGCATTTGTTGCAGTAACTGTAAACGTATATGCGGTTTCATTTGTTAAACCTGTTATTGTAATAGGCGATGATGATCCAGAAGCTGTGATACTTCCTGGAGAAGAGGTGACGGTATAACCTGTAATTGATGATCCGCCAGTTGCCCCTGCGGTAAACGGAACTGAAGCTTCTGCGTTTCCAGAAGTTACAGTTCCAACTGTTGGTGCCTGTGGAACAGTTGTTGCAGTGACTCCTGATGAAGCGGAACTTGCAGAAGATGTTCCATAATTATTTGTAGCAGTAGCAGTATATGTATATTGTGTGCTAGATTGTAAACCAGTTACAACAAGTGGTGATGTTGATCCTGTTGATGTATAAGAACCTGGTGAGGATGTTACTGTATAAGAAGTAGGTAATCCTCCTGTTCCCGCCGAAAATGCAACTGAAGCAGACCCATTGTTGTATGCACGAGATGTGCCAACATTCGTAGCAACTAAAGAAGTTGGTGCGTTAGGAATAACTCCTATTTGTGACCATCCTAAAGAAGTATATGTTTCTAAATTTCCTGTTTGAGTATTATTATAAATATCACCAATTGCTGGAGATGCTGGCCTATTTGAAGTATTTCCTCTTGCTGGAAGTGCTGCTATTGCAGCATCTCTATTAGAAACTTCTGTAGCAATAAGAGCAGCCGTTTCTGCATCCGTCGCCAAAGCTGTGGCGGTGGACAGAACGTTAGCTACATCTCTTGCTCTAGTCATTATTACTCCCTATTACGTATATCTTACTATAATTATTCCTGAGCCGCCATTACCTGCTTGGCTACCGTTTGCTGGTGCTCCGCCGCCACTGCCAGTATTTGTTATACCAGAAGATGAAGTCAATGTTGCTTGAGATGTAGATAGTCTTCCGCCGTCTCCGCCTCCACCTGAACCACCAGTTCCGCCAAATGCTAATGAGTATCCGTCAAGTCCGCCGCCACCTCCGCCGCCTGCAATTCTACCACCAGATGTTGCTGTTGACCATCCAGATACTCCAGACATCAGAGAAGAAATTGCTGATAGCCATGTTGAATATGAATTTGTTCCAGCTCCTCCAGCGTTTGTATTTGCAGTTGATGATGCATTACCTCCAACTGCGCCAGATCCTCCACCGCCACCTCCAGAATAATAGGGATCTGAAGCAAATCCTTGTCCGCCGTTAAAGCCTTGTGATCCAGTTCCAACTGCAGATGGATTATTGTATGAAGCTCCTCCACCTGAACCTCCATTTTTTCCTGCTGCGGTTGAATCTGCTGAACCTAATCTTGCACCACCAGCTCCTCCACCATTTGCTGTATTTGAACCAAATACGCTGTTAGAACCATTTTGTGCAGTTGTTCCGCCGTTTTGTCCAGACAAACCTGTTGCACCAGCTCCAATAGTTGCAGTAACACCAACACCATTTGATACAGAAAGTGATGAACTATAAACTAATCCTCCAGCGCCTGCGCCACCACCACCTGCGCCTGCACCGCCAGCGCCACCACCAGCTATATTTAGAACTTCAACAGATGTAAGTCCAGATGTTGCTGGAGTAAATGTTCCGCTTGAAGAAAATACATGATAGGTATGAGATCCAGATCTAATAATAGATCCACCATTTGCTTTAGGCATTGTTAACGAAGATGAAGCAGAACTTGCAGAAGAAGTTCCTATTGCATTAGTTGCAGTTACTGTAAATGTGTAAGATGTTCCAGCTGTAAGGCCACTAATTGCAATTGGGGAAGAAGAACCTGTTCCAGTAATATTGCCTGGAGATGAAGTTACTGTATATCCAGTAATAGCTGAATTTCCATTGCTTGCTGGTGCGGTAAATGCTACAGAAGCAGCGGTTGCAGAAGAAGAAGATACTGCTCCAATTGTTGGAGCGCCTGGAACTGTTAGGGTCTGCATAGTAAATGTTCTATTTGTTGAGTTTCCTCCAGAATCGGTTGCTGCAATTATAATGCTATAGCTTGCAGCATTATCTGCTGTAGTTCCACTAATAACACCAGTAGATCCATTTAACGAAATACTTGTAGGGAATGCCCCAGATACAACAGAATAACTTATTGTTCCTGAATCTGGATCAGTTGCTTGAATTGTTTGTGAGAAAGCTGAGTTTTTTGTTGCATTGTTTAAGGTTGATGAAGTAACCCATGTTGGATTTGATCCAGCAGTTACACCGTTGGTTAAAGTTGCAGACAATGTTGTAGTTGGATTTGTAACAATTAAATCATATGGTGCATCACCAGTTGCAAATGTATCTGGACGGGTAACAATAATTGAAGTTGCAGATCCTCTAACTGTTGATTTTGGATTTACTAATGTAGAGTCATCAGACTTTCTAAATCTAACAGTTACATCAGTTGGAAAATTTGTTCCAGTAATAGTAGCTGTGTCATCTATAATAGGCAATGATGACGGAGAAACTGTTGTAATTGTTGGAGGAGCCCAATATGCATCTGTTTTAGACTCTAACCCCTGTGCTTCTGAAAGGAATGTAAACACAATTGCGTCACTTGAATTAGCATTGTTAGTTGTAACATATTTAAATGCATCAGATGCTGTTATTGCTTTTGCCCCGCCAGTTACATATCCAACATTTGCTCCTGCTGTTGATCCAAGGTATATCTCCAGATCATTATCTGTATTTACTGATTCTATTGAGTAAGTCCCAGGCGGGAATTCACGAGAAAGAGTAGCAGTTTTAGATCCTCCAGTTAATGTGACAACTGTAAAAGAATCAGTATTTGCTATATTTCTAGCCTTACTCATTATATCTCCTTAAGATAGAAGCAGTCTTGCTTCTTCTTCTGTGATTCCAAGTCTTTCTAGAAGTGCCGCTTTTGCTAATGCATCTGCTTCTACTTTTTCTTCATATTCTTGAATAGCAGCCTGATTATCCAGCCAAGATTGATACTCTTCGTCAGTCATTTCACGAATAATAATTTCATCAGTTTCTGAATTATGCTCTTTAATTTGTGGTTTAGTCATTAGTTCACTCCATATATTCTAATTGTTCCGCCGTCATAATTACCTGTTGAAACTACCATTGAAAATGTAGTAACAGCAGCGGTTCCAGTTACTATCTGACCATTGAAAAGAATAGGTGAGCCACCTTCGTTAATCCATCTTTGATTAAAAGTTCCAACTTTTGGATTTACAGCATCTGTGTAATCATAAATATGAATAGCAGTTTTATTTGTTCCTGAACCATAATTGCCACCATAGTTTTGTGCGTTACCAACTGTTCCTCCTGTGGCATAATAATTAACGCCAGTTGCTGCTGCTGCTTGCGTAGCATTGAAAACAAGGTTAGTTGAATTGCATTGGTAGTTAATTGTTGGATTAAAGTTAGAAGTATCAATACCTAAAATTTCAATATATAGGTGCTTATAGCTTTGACTAATATTGGATAC